TGCACTCTCTGTACTCTGGTGCGGAACTCTCATTTGAAAAGTGGAGCAAACTTGCTTCCCCCTCTCTTTGCAAAAATCGTAACTGTAACATTAACAATTTCATCTCCGGCCGGCGCGCAGAGATGGCAGACATGACCGCCGGGAAGTCTTCGTGAAGCTCAAACTCCCTACAAAAAGACAACAAGGGCTCTAACTCAATCGGTTCTGAACACAACAGCTTATAAGCTGATTTCATAATCCGAATGCCAATGGCCCCTTTATCAGTCCATTTGTGACTGCAAAAGCTGCGCTCCAAAGAGACAACTGCATCACGTAAAGGAAAACCCATCAAAAGATAAGTCTCCTCTCGTCTCGGATGCGCACCTTCAACACAATCATCACCGGCTGCGATCACTTTAGGATCAACCTCTTCCTTAAAAGTCAATTCAATGTACAAACTAACAGCATAAGACCTCCGGGCCCTCGCCTTGGTATTGAAGTTAGCAGTCTCATCCCTGCCGGTGCTTTGCAAACCCTTCTTGGTTTGACAATACAACCTGCCATCCGAGACAACAAAGATCTTGTTAAAAAACGCTCGTTCCAAAGAAACCATCATACCGACCACACGGTGGTTCTTTTCAAGACCATAACTTCGACGAGCAGAGTCAACATTGAGGATTCCCTCATCTTCAGTGACACTCCCGTCCCAATGCGGCACATCACTTTCAAAAGCTGCACCACTACCCCAAGTTTCATGCAACAAACGGGCATCAGCGGATGTGAACCCGAGTCCTATTGCACTATAACCTTCAAAGACACCAGCTTTAAACTCAACATTGTACTCACAGTACAGACTACCTTCGACAATGGCAGTCACAATCGAGTTCGAGTTCAAAGCTCTTCCGACTTTAGTCTTCTTGACTGGTTCCTCCTTGATCGATATGCAACTAAAATCAGCGCAAAAACAATCATAGAAATCCTCAGGAGTGACGCAATGAGGACCGACAATTTCAAGGCAAATCATACGGGCAATAACAGCCTGCCATAGATCCTCCAGATGTCCGTCAATCGCATCACCCTTGGTCGGGCAAAACAAGCAGGCAGGAAAACCTGGATGTTTTGTTCTGTCCAAATTCTGGACAACATTCAAAAAATCATCGAAACGGTACGTGGAATCAAACCACGCAGGGCGCGGGCTCGAAGGTGTCATAGCGCAAATGACTTCCTGAGCCAAATGCAAATACCTTAAAGCCAAAGGATTTTCATCCCTTACAGCACCACACAAACCTTTCAATGCATACACCTCGTCCTCAGCTGAGTGACAAGGCAACTTATAATCCCCTAAACC